CCTTGAAAGTAACTAGCCAATAAAGATGCTCCTGCTGTAATAGTGCCTGCTGCTAGTTGCGCTGCAACTCCTTTAGGTAATGCTTTTATTCCTTTTTTTACTAATGCTTTTACTCCTGTTTCAGGAATTTGAGGCAACATATTTGTTGGATCTTTTGGTGTTATTTTTTCTTGAGTATCAAACAAACTACCTGCTTTTGTTTTAATATCACGTCCAAGAGCTTTAGCTCCTTCCATACCTCTTCCAAAATATTCTTCTGTGCCAGGTATTTGTTGTGCAACTTTACCAAAACCAAAAGTAGCTATACCTTGTTTAACTGCATCACTGATACTACCTCTTTGATCAAATCTACCTATACCTCTCATTAACGCTGCTGTCTTAGGAGAAAAAGGTGCAACGAATGGTGCAGCTTTAACTGCAACACTTGCAAGTTCATTAGGAATTAATTTTCTAATTCTATCTTTAATACCACCTAAAAAATAATTTGTTCTAGGAGTAACATTTGTTATCCCACCTTTTCCACGTAGTTGTCTACGCATATGCGCTCTTGATATCATAAATTTTTTCCGTTAGTTTATAGCAGGGATTTTACCTGAATTTACATTAATACTTGTTTTTCACAAGTAAATCAAGACTATGTTGTAACCTCTCTAGGCTTAGATTCTAAGGCTGAAAGAACTACATGGAGTCTATTAGCTGTTGCTGCAGTCACTTTTAATACTTCACTTTCTTGTAATACTAAAGGAGCTGATAATAATTCTGTTGTTGCATTAGCAGATATAGCTTTAGTTTTAAAAAGACTAAATACTGCATCTGATGTATCTGTTATAGTAACTGTTATAGTATCAGCATTTCCAGAATCCTCTGATACCAATATAGATTTAATTACGGCTGTTGTAGCCGATGGCACTGTATATAATGTTGTAGCCGATGTAGATGTTAAATCTGCTTTTTTATTTACAAATGAATTAGCCAAAGAAAAAAGCCTCCACCTCTGATTCGTCTTTTAAATCTTGTTGATAAGTAGTATTTAATTTTTGCACTATACTATCTACATCTCTTACAAAAGACTGTTGAGTTTGTTGGTCGTATTGTACGTTTGGTTGTGTTAATGATTGTACTATTCTTGCCATTAGTCATACCTTATTTTTTTATTTGTATTTCTTGCCATATCTATCATATTAGACAAACCAATGGAAAAAGCATCCGCCTCTTGAGGCGTGTTAAAAGTTATAAAGTCTCCTTTTTCTATTGCATAGTCCATAGCCTTTTCTCCTAAATTAATTAATTTACCATTTATCATTCTTATTGTTGGAAATAATATTTCTTTACCTTGATATTCTCCACTTCCTGTTTTTACAGTTTCCATAGCTTCAGTAGTTGGAGTAGAAGGATCTAATGCTCTTTTTATCCATTCTCTATCGTATGTGTTATAATCTTCCATTATCTTCTTCCATCCGGTTGATAATCAATTCTAAATGTGCCTAGTTTCCAAAACTGACTTGTACTAGTGTTGTCTACTTTTAAAGATATTGATCTAGCACGTGCTCTTGTATCAATTTTATTTGTGCCACTTGTAATAGTAAAAGGTCCTAGTGTTGAACTAGCTTGTGTTTGATTAGGAAAGTCTCTTAAATTTAATGTAATTCTAGTATCTCCCGTTTGTGATAAAAAGTCAGGTATAACTCTTCTTATTTTCATCATAAACTCTCCGTCTCCAGCAAGCCCTTGTTGACCAATATCAAAATCACCTGATTCAATTGATGCAGTGATTGCAGTTGTTGCACCCTCTTTAACTTGATTTAATCCTGTTTCATGTTCATAGTAAGTTGATGTACCATCACTATTACCAAAAATATAATTAACATCTGTTGTAGCAGTTGTACCATCTGAATCATATTCTGTTGCATGAGGTTTACCAAATACAGCAGAATCTTGCCACGCGCTTCTTGCTAATGTACCTGTAGTCCACACAGGTCTTTCGGGAGATGAGTCTAAATAGTTATAAGTTACAACTCTATTAACTGTGCCTGATCCAGAGTTAGGATAAAACCACATAACCTCACCAAACAAGTTATTTAATCCTGCATTAATGTGTTGTTTAGGAATTGTATTAATATCGTCATAAACAAAGTCTTCAACTAAACATGGTAATGATTCTAGTTTACCAGTGTATCTAAAGAAACCATTTTCTGACATCCAATATGCAGATCCATCAACCTCAACGGCTGCGTTCTGTCCAATCAATCCACAGTTAGTTCCAACTTGTTGAAATGAAAAAGTAAACGGTGGACCAACAAATCTCATAATAAATAATGCTGTATCAGTCCAAATATAAATTGCATCTCTACCTCTGATAGCTCCGACAATCTTAGATCCATCTGCAAGTCTTTGTGTACCTGCAGTGTTAGTTGCTGATGGTGTGTACGTGTTAATATCTTCTTGAGACGAGAATCTTATAAACATTTCATCTTGTGTAGATTTTGTACCAACAGTTGTTTCTGTTCCAAAAAATACTAAGTGTCTATCAGGTGTGGTTACAATACTAAACGCAGATGCAGTTGGAGCGTTAGTTATAATTGTTGCTCTTGTATCTGTAGCACCTGTTGGGTTTGAGTTCCATTCAAAACTTTCACCACCATTAATCGTTGCAATAAGTTTATTACCTAAATTATCTAACGACCATAAACCTGGTGCTGTTACAATATCTCCTGATGCTGCAGCGTTCCATGCAAAATAATTAGATGCATCGGTTACAGTATCGCCACTTGAATGTGACGCAGCTGTTGTTCCACTTGCCCCTCTAGTTAATCCTGATAATGTTCCACCACTATTACTTGTATACGTAATTAATTCATTATCTATAATAACAGTTCCTGATGATGAAAATGATGTTGAACTTGCCATAGTTAAAGATGTTACTGATGTGTTAATGTCAGCAGATAATGTTGATGTAAATTGTCCTTGTTTAACACCACCCCATGATCCAAGTCCCCAACCTGTTGATGCAACCTCAACTGCTGGTCCAACTGGATAATAGTGTCTAACTCTAATACCACCAGATGTAGACGCACCTGATCCAGCTTCGTTTGAGCCAACGTTAATGGTAAGTGTGGTGTCTGTTGGAATACTAGTCACCATAAATTTATTGTCATCAAAGTTTGATGAATTAAAATTAGAATTAGTTATAGATGTAAAATTATCTAATAGTATGATGTCATATTGATTTATATTATGTGCAGATGAAAATGTTAGTGTTACGACCGCTGATCCATTAGTTGTAGAAAAAGCATTTGTTAATGTTGTAGTTGCTTTGATTGGATGTATGTCATAAAAAATACCACCAGAGTATGCGTATAAAATTCTGTTTGTGCCTAATGCTGCATACTTAATACCTGATGTATTTACAAAGTGATGAATCGCTGTATTTCGTCCTGTAATATCAACTGATCCTAATTGAGCCCAACCACCTATTTTTTCAGGTGATTGATATCTAAAACGAACATTGTCTCCTGAAACCCATTGACTCTCGCCGCCTGTTGATGTGACTTGTTTATT